CATGGACAGTTTGAGACTATGGGGATTGGAGGAGAGGCAGGCTCTGAATGGGATAACCGTTGGCTCGCAAGTGATCAAAGAGAGTGGATCTATGATGATAGCAGCGATTATACCGACAAAAGTACAGGACGAAAGTACGAACATCAAGGCTGGAGAAATAACCTAACCTATGATGAGTATGGCATAATTAATAACAGCCCAGAGGATCTAAAGAAAATACTAGCAGGACAATGGATACCACAAAACCCAGACGCTACAGAGGTAAGAGGCTACCACCTACCGCAAAGAATATTCCCATCTATTCCATTGACTATTCATAGTGCCGTTAATGACTATCAAATCCCATCAAACATTAGTATAGAATGGCAGGAGAAAAATCAGCCACAGTCAATATTCCTAAGTCACTGTGAGGGCAAATTCTACAAGGCAGAGAGGAGACCTATCACTCCAGAAATGGTCAAAGCCTGCATGAGACCGTATGAATATCTAAACCTTTTATCAGGAGACGAGGTAAGAGAACTCAAGAATCAATATGGTAACGAACTCAGGGTACTGGGTGGTATTGACTTCGGATCTAGCACGACAACCCCTACAACAGTTTTGGCAATTCTCTTACACTGGAGGAAGTCAAAGCGTTATCAACTCGCATGGATTGAAAAAATCGCCCAAACAGACCACCCATACGACAAAGCCAGACATATCGCAGAAACTTTCGCAGCATACGGAGTCGATATAGCAGTTGGAGATATTGGGCATGGACAGGATATGGTACCCGTTATTCAGGACGGAGGCAGAGACTCACAGGATCAACCATTCTCAGGACTTGGAAAATCCACATTTTACTCCTGCAGAACCATATCAGATGAAACAAAGCCCCACATGGACATTCAAGCAGACTCAGAGCCAGAGGGAGAAGAACTTGGCAGATTCCAAGTAGACAAAACTACTATCATTCAACAGTTTGTCGATTTTATAGGCTGGAAAGTAGACTGTGCTCATATCAGAGAACCATGGAGAGAATTAACAAGAGAGGACGATCCTATCGCTATACCTAAACTTATGATCCCTTATGCTAAGAACTGGGAGACAGACTGGCTAGTTAAGGACTGGGTGCAATTAACCCGTAAGGACTTGGAAAAACAACAGGAGGGAGCAGTAGAGGACGGCAGGCAAAGAGTACGTAAGGAGTTTAACCACCCTCCAGACTCTATGATGGCTATCATTTACTGTATGGTAGGAGATAACAATTATGATGAGGGCTCATTCAGTATTAGCAGAGTTAGACGAAAGCGGTAAATAGGGAAATTAAATAGTTAAACCATGGATCTCGATAAATCCAAGAAATATATCATAATGGGAGTAGCACATAATGGGACTTGCTCACTTGAGCGATTTATGGTTCAAAAGGGCTATGATGTAATCAGAAACGAGACAGCCTATAGACAGAGAACTCCTGCCATGTATGCACAACTATGGGGAGACCGCAGACCTATTTTCATTACTTCACATAAAACCCACATTACAGACCTTGACTTTATAGAGCAGGAGTGGAGAGACACAGATCCTATATTCCTTAAACTATCAACCATGCAGAAATATGATGATTTTCCATGGGAGAATAAGGGCAACAAATTTACTAAAAGACCTGACTATCACAAATATGAGGACGGATTCAATGAATAGATCCCCCTATATCATGGGCTTTCAGAAATGTGGCATTAATTCTATAATCAAATGGTATACCAACAAATATCCAGACTGGGTCTCAACTATCCATACCACTGAGGACATTACGTCAGTTAATTGTCTGCCAACTTACGAACCGTTCAGAGATACGCACTTTCCTGTAGTAATAGTAAGAAATCCCGTGGACGCTATATGGTCAATGTATTGGTTCTTTGGATACCACAAAAACCACACCTTAGAGAAATTCTTGGAAATTGACAAACCCTCCATTCAATACGGTAATGAAAATCCCTGCAATAGAGTAGACTTTGAATATCACTTATCAAAATTTGACGGCTTTGAGGACGTTGTAGTCCATAAACTAGAGGATATGCCAGACATACCACACCTTAACAAAACTGAGGATATGTTCAAACAGAATAACATGGACGGTCACAGGAAACCTAATCCACATGAGAAATTTATCATAGCAAAAGCATTAGATAATTATAACAGAAATAATCTCAAACATAAAGTGAAATTAGTATGAATGTCAATTTTATTAATGTATGCGATTCTTTAGGACTTGTAGACATAGAGGACTATGAATACCCAAAACCCTAACCATATCAGACATAGATGTGTGAACGTTATGACAATTTGGCAAAGAGACAATCCATATACTCTTAGGTGCCTGCTCACTAAAGACCATGAGGGCGACTGTAGTTATGAGATGTAAGACTTGTACCAAAACAAACCTCCACAGCAAAACCAAGTTTAAACACTGTTGGATCCACGGTCAGTGTGCTAGGTGTCATTATCTAGGCTTGACAGGCGGAGGCAGGAAGCACGCAAATAGTCAATAATCGTTAATAGATAACTATATTCGTACATACTTCGCTAAGTTTTAACCGTAAGCGTTTGCGTTGTATTGGTTATAGGTATCACACTGGCTGTAAGAAAATTACTAAAAACCCATACGCCCACAACTGGACTGAATGGCAGTTATGTTTTGACTGTGCTAATATCGTACACCCTGAATTTTATAAGAATAGACCAAAGAGAGGCACTGGCGGCAAATACCTCAAGGAGAGTAACGTCAGGAATATGATCGAGATTTACAATGATTGACACTTTTATCGAGATAATGCCCTAAATTATCATGGGATTCGGTTCGAGACTACGTAGAGGACTAGGAGATATTATCTCTGGAGGAAACCAAGTCAATACTGGACGCTTACAAAACCAGCACTTGAACGTAAACTCAATCCAATACGCTGCAGCCATGTCACATGAGCAGGGATTCTCCCAGCCTGTGTTTGGAGCAGAACTCTCAACTGTAGGGTCGTATTCCAGAGAGGGTTATACCTCAAGAACATTCGATACCCCTACAGTCCCTTTTTCTGTTCAAGCCTATTACGCAGAGAGAGATGAGGACGTAGCCCTAGCAGTCAATGATTTATCATCTAAAATTACAGGAGGAGCCCACTACTGGAAATCAGAAATAGAGGCAGTGCAGGACAAAATGTCACAATTCTCCAAAGACATAGACTTTGACTGGATTGACACTATCCTAGTAAAAGAAGTAATTACCTATGGGAATAGTTTTTGGAAACCACGTTTAGGAATTAACAATATCAGAAATAAAGACGATTTAATGAATATCCCTATTTCATCTGCTGTCCGTATATGGTGGGACAGACAAAGACAACCTTACAAATTTGAATTTAGAGGCTCTGAATATCAGGGCTACCACAATGCTGCAGACATTATGCACTTTTTGTGGAATCCAATTAACGCCTCAATGTTTGGTACAGGAGTAATGGTAGCATTAACCTCTACTAGAGACTTTGAGGAAATTACTCCGTCAGGTACAGTGCAAAAGAAACTCCCTAGCCTTATGGATAGGAAATACTCTACTGCCATGACAATGCACCTGACTGAGAGACGATACACCCCACACAATGTCTACGTCGCACAGAACGCCTCAACTGCTGAACGTTCTCAACTATCCTCAGACCTCGCTAGCCTTGACACTGGAGAGGATATTGTTGTGGGAAACAAAGTGGAAGTTCAAGAACTTGGCACAGCAGCACGGGCTTTTGACCCTACAATGTTCACAGATATGGTTCAAGGAGAGATCCTCAAAGGTCTGCAGACTTTCACAGGTAAGCAGGGACAGGAGGAATCCCATCAATACGCAAACGCTGAGGAATCATCAGCCCAGACAGAGATAGGACTTGCTAGTTTCCCATTGGCTATAACTAGACAATTACAGAACCAACTATTCCAGCCATGGTATGACGCTACAGGTGGAGCATTAGACAACTCAGTCGATATGTATGGCTTTGCTGCAGGATATGGCGGAGGTATGGTCGCAGTACCATGGGAGGAGGCAAATCCAGAGATTAGTTTTGGTAGTGAGATTAAAACAGATATTGACTCAGAACAGCAAATCAAACTATTAGAACTAGCAATACAGACAGGAGCCGTACAGGATCCAGTAGAAATGAGACAATTAATCGAGGACGCAGGACTCAACCTTAGACAGGAAATGACTGATCAAATGCAGCAGCAGTATAATCCTGCCATGGGAGGTATGCCACAACCACCTCCAATGCCAATGCAGCCAGAGTTTAGCACATACGCTGCAGACCAAACACCTAGACCTATGGACAGTGCTGACTATACCTCATCTAACAGAGACTCAGAACCTCAGCAGTCAATGGACGCCAGCCCTGACGTAACTAACTCTTATGACCCTCAGCCATCAAATCCACAACTCAACTGGACAGAGACAAAGATAGCAGGACGCTCCAAAGTAGACAAATCACTCCCTGCAAAACTGGCAAAACAACCGTCACAAAACCCAGCAAATCTAAAGGATAAGAAAATCCCTAAATTCAAAAATCTCAAGTTATCAGATGTAAACGCATTACTAGACGCAACTGAAAACTTAGGATAAAATGACCTGTGGCTGTAATAAAACTAAAGAGATTAGCACTAGCAATAGTGTTGATAATCCTCCGCTCAAAATAGAGGGCTTAGACCTTACTGAGAAAATCGACACATTATATCTAAACACTGACTCTACCAAATTTCCTAATGATGAATTAACCGCAGTAAATGGAGAGCCATATCCTCACGAACCACACTTGGACGAATTTGTCCCATGCGACACATATTGCCCAGTGCAGGAGATTTGGCTGCCACGCACTCAGGAAACCTATGATGATTCAAAACACCCCAGAGCACCTAAAGGGGCTGCAGGCAGTAAGGGAGGACGTTTTATCAAAAAGGGCGAATCTGCCTCCGTTGGCGATTCTGACCGTAAAAATGACTTTGATCAGGAAATAGACGCTGAAATAGACAGTTATCAAAAACGCATGAGAACTTTCATAGATTATAACACAAAGCCAGAAATCAAAAATAAAATAATATCTGAGACTAAGCGTGACTATGAGTTAGCCCATGGAGAGGGAGTATGGATAGGCAGAGATCAGGAACTATCTAACAAAAACTGGATTGATTACCATAACCAAAAAGTCACAGATCACGCAGCATGGAGGGCAATAGACACAGAAATCAAGGAGCGAGAGTTTAACGAGGAGGAATGGAATAATAAATCTGCTGCAAACAGAGAGGCACTTGACGATATGGAATACCAATACGACAGAAACTTTAGAAAATTAGTAGGAGACGCTATTTTTCTCAGAGGTTCAGAACCTGAAAATATTAAAAATTACATTAAAGACAATACCCCATACACTGCAGATAAGGCAAATGGTAACGACCATTTTTACACAGACGTACCTGAGGAGGAATGGGATAAGGCAATAAAATTAGTCAAGGAGAGAAATAAACTCACAGGAACTAAGGGACAAATCTCAGGAGATGAGAATGAGTTACGCAGACTGAAATTCGAGCAAAAAGAACTCGAATGGCAACAAAAAAACCTAGTTGTATCCAGTATCCCTAGAGCCTCATTTTATGTCGAAAAAGACTCACTACATTCCCACATAGTCCATCAGATCACGTCTCAAGTACGTGCTGCAGCACCTCACATGAATGACGGGTCAGGAGTCACACCTAAATTAAAAATAAAAATACACGCTGGGAGGAGTGAGGCTACATTCAAAGTAGGTAGAACTCTCTACCGCAGAGGTGCCTCATGGAATAAAAATGATGAAACTGTAAATGTTTTCAATGCAAGTGACGACAGGCATAAATCCGTTCAGGGTACAATGGCTCACGAACTGGCTCACGGTCAATATGATAACATGATTATAAATGATAAAACAAAAACTGCTATGGGAACTTTCCATGAGGAGGCAGCCAAACTCAGTAGATCAGTCAAGAAATCTGAGGACATTACTGACTATTTCTCAAAGTATGCAAAGCAGCGTAGATCCGATAAAAAGCAGGGCAAATATCAGAGAGGTTATGGTAATAATATGGAGACTGAATTATTTGCAGCACTGGCAGAACATCAGATGGACAGGAGAATCGGAGGCAAACCCTTTGACGGAGAGGGTTTTATCCCTAAGTATGACAGACTCAAAAGAGACTATCCTAAACTGTTAAAATCCTTTGAAACATTACGAGGCATGGAGGGCACACATTTTGGCGAATGAGCAAATATTCCTCAATGATAAACAACAAGTCGTAGAACCTGAGAACGCTACACAGATGATTAATTATATTTTTGAGAATGATGTTTTAGTAGGAGTAGAGCGATTCTACCCAGATACAATTCAGGAGGCTCAAGTCTTTGACGAGAACGACAGACAGAGAGTCCCTGCAGGATCTTCAAAGGGCGGAGAATGGGTTAAGGGTTCTGCTGCAGGAGGATCCAGTGAGGAATCTGGAGAGGAGCAATTATCGCAAACTAAAGTATGGAGACGTAAGCAGGAATACTTTGCAGCAAAACGTCAGGAGTATGCAGCCTATGATGAGTTAGGCGACGACGTTACAAACAAAGACGAAATCAGAGACACTCCAGAACCTAACGATTACCATAGAGCCACAGCATACAGAGTCTTAGAACTATATCCTGAAATGGACGAGGAGCAGATGATAAAAAACGCATGGCTAGTAGACATTGAGAGACGCAAACATCAGAAAAACATGGACGCCTTGGCACCTCAACTGGAGCAGGCAGTCGCAGGAATAGAGGGAGCAATCGTATTAAACAGAGTTAAGACTAGATTCAAAACATTGGAAAAAATGGGCAGAAAAACAAAATATGATAGCCCCTCAAAAATGGGAGATATTTCTGGATACATGATAGTAGTCAATAATTTGGACGACGTAGCCACTGCACGCAATAGGGCAGCCAGTGTGTCTAATACAGATCCTGATAAAATGGAGGACTTTAACACTGCACCTAAGGACGGCTACAGAGCAATCCATGAGGAGTTAGTAATGGGAGACGGCACCGTCGCAGAATTACAATTTAAGACAGAAAAACAAAAGAAATGGGCTGATTATTGCCACGACAACACATACAAGCCTGACAAAAATACAGAGACAGGTAGAATCATTTTAGATAATAAGACAACTTTCAAGGAATACACTGAGGCACACTCTGACTATTATCGAGAGTTAGACCTTGGCAATACTGCAGCCATTCCTCCTCCATGTCCTGACGTCGTAAGAACTAGCATAGGGTGTATGGAATGAGTACGGGACTATTCAAAGCAGCAGAGCAGGAGCGAGAATCATGCACACCTCCAGTAGGCTTTAACGTCTGTGAATATGACCCAATGGGAAAAAATGGAGACAACCTAACCGTCTGGAAATGGTTTGAGGACAGACTCTCTGCAGAGGCATGGGCAGATACTCAAAGGGCTCAAGGTGCCACCATGTACGTATTTGGAGAGGAGACTGAGTTAGATATTACAGAGACTTTGGATAATTACCCACATGATGATCAACACAAAAAGAACTACGTAGCCACTGGAGCAAAGGTAGACTCAGAGCCTGCCATGACTAATGAGGAGGGCTGGAGTGGAAACGTAGGGGCTCCTAGAGGGTACGAAAACCACGGTAAACAGGATAAAATCCATGATCTGCCACCTCACTACACGCAGGAGACAGAGCACGAATATGCCAAGTATGTACGTTATCCACACAAAGACGATATTCTCTGTGAGGCTTTTGACGGTAAAATTATTGATTTGAGTATCCCATCTTTTAGACCAATTCCTCCAAGTGAGGACACGCAATTTACCAACACGGCAATAAACTGTAAGTGTTACTGGCTAAGAATCGAGCAGCCTCAGCCTATAACCAAAGAAGAACCCAAAGCCCGTGACGAGGTAACTGGCAAATACAAAAAGGAAAAAGACCCACATGATCCATACAAAGAGATCCAACAGGTAAACACCCCACCTAGTACCGTCTCACAGTTTGGCAAATACACTCGAACTGGAGACGAGGACTGTGATATTTGCGAATCCTTTGAGGGAAAAATCTATGACTTGGCACAAAAGCAGAGACCTGTCCCACCGTCAGAGGGTAAGGGCTATACCAACGTACACCCAAACTGCAAATGCTACTTTGAGCCAGTGGACAATCCTGAGGACGAAACAAAACGCATGGCAGTGCCTACCAAATTAGACGTACTAAATGCCATAGAGAAAAAGCACGTCCATTCAATCCACAGAAAAATAGGTCAGAGAGCCAAAGCAGGCAAACTTCACACAATATTCCAAGATGGAAAATTATCAAAGAGAACTAGAAAGACTAACCCTATGAAAGAAATCAAGGAGACCCTAGTAGAATTACACGGTCAATTTAATTGGTTTACAGATGATTACCTAGCCAAAATTGGAGAGTTAGACAAATCCATTGGAGGCAAGTTTATCCTAGTCAGAGCCAGTGCAGAGACAATCACAGACCACAGATCCGAGGGAGAACCTTACAGACGATTACTCAAGGGAGAGGAATTAATGCAATTAACTAGAACAGGTATTGGCAAATCAACTGACATTAATCACTTAGGATTAGACTACAAAGTAGACAGTCAAGTATTAGACGCAGAGTTTGACCCTATACGCAAGGAATCACAAATGCTAGTCCATCTAAAGGATCCTGAAATTATCCACTTTATTGAAACTGGACAAATTACAGCAGTCTCTATTAACGCAGGAGCACCTAGGAGAATGGATACAGAGTGCGATACTGGAGAGTGCTTTGTAGTCCCTACTGGCTTAATCCTTGGAGAGTTGGACGGTATTGCATTTACATGGGTGGTCTCTGACCCTGCAGGCATAGTCTGGAGAGGCAAATTCATTCCAAAGGCTACAGCAGGCGTTAAGACAACGAAAATAGAAATAATATAAAAAAAATTAGACTACAAGTAACTCTCTGACGAGTTTCATAGCCTTGACAAATTCTGCGTCTGCTTTTTCCATCTGTCTATTTGCCTCAAAGACAGCACGACCCATAGCCTCAATATTAT